ACCCCCGGCGATGAGCGAGCCGCCGCGCTTGAAGATCGGCTGCATCGGATAGACCGAGATCGGGCCGCCGATCGCGCTGCCCGGCAGATACCAGGCATTGAGGGAATTTCCTTGCAGCGCCCAGACGTTGCTCTCGAACACCCAGAGATAATTCAAAGGCGCTCCGGTGAGCCCGGTGATCGCCGGGGTTGTCCCCCAGGAGGTGCCATTATAGAGCTGGACCGGATCGACGCCGTTGGCGGCCATCAGGGTCGGGGCGCCGCTCGCCGCGAAAAGGATATAGGAAAACGGCGCGCTCGGATTCAGCCCGGAGACCAGCGCGGCGCCGACCGTCCCGAGACTGGTGACATCGTAAATTCCGCCCTGGCAGGCGGCAAACAGTTTATAGATGCCATTGCCGCGGTAGGGCATCAGGCTGACCACCGCCGCGTTTGGCATGCCGCTGGCGAACACCGAGGCGCCGCCGCGGGCGCGGACGAAATCGACCTCCGGGAAGGCATTCTCTAAGAGGACCGCGGTCTGGTCCGGGGCGAGGGCCAAGGGGGCGCCGACATACCAGCCCTTGATCGGCGCGACGAGGGTCCGCGACACCGAGATTTGCGAACGCGGCTCTTGCTTTGACTTGTCGAGGAGGGCGGTTTGCAGCATCGCGTCACCCCGGCAGGCGCGAGGTGAGATCGGTAATGATTCCGAGGTAGGTTTGCTCGCCGAGCACGACCTTGCGCGACATGTTGACGACTCGCTCGGTCTGTTGCTGCCCGGCGTTGCGGGCGAGTGAGGTTTCGTAGCCGCGGAATTCCTCGGCGTATTGCAGGCCCTTGGCCGCCTTCCAGCGCCACACCACGCCTTTCAGGACGGTATCTTCGTTGATCAGCGAAAAATCGTCGTCGGCGCGCCAGGACGATTGCGAGGCGGTCCGCGCCGCATTCATGATCCAAAACGACGAATAATAGTTGAAGGTGACGAGCTCGCCGGCCGACAGCGCCGGCCAGATTTCGAGCGCGCCGCCGATGATCCGCCACACCGGGCGCACCGTCGAGGCGGGCAGCGCCTTCAGCATATTCAGATCTTCGGTGTTGATCGGCCCGAACAGCGGCAGCAGCGGGAACTTGGTCGAGACCAGGGCGCCGCGCGGGCTCTTGTCGCTCGGGCTAAACCGGTCCCAATCGAGCGGCAATTGAAAAAGCGTCGAGGTGCCGTCGCCGGTCACCGACCCCGGGGTATCGAGGTTGACCCAGTTCGCCCGCTCCATCAACTCGCGGCCGGTATCCTCGGCGAATGCGACCAATTGTTGAATGTCGGGGTTGGTGCTCGCGACTGCCTGCGTCGGCAGGGCAGAGAACCCGCACCGCATCGCCGCTTTCTGGACTATCGAGAGAATGGACACGATTCACGCTTTTCCCCATCTTAGAGCGTCGCGATCTGCGTCCCCAGGGCCGTCACGATCGCCTGCAGCGCCGCCTGCAGCTCGATCAGATTCGCCTTCATCGCCGGCGCGCCGCCGGCGGCCAGCACGCCCTGCGCTTGGCACATCGTAATCAAGGGCTGGACGACGCTGTTTGTTTTGAGGGTAATCCTTCCGCTCGCCATGTCAGGCCTCCATGGCCGGCGCCGGCCGGGCGGCCGGACGGCGGCGTTTCGGTGGCCGCGCCTTCGCGGCCGGCTGGCCTTTCTCTAATTGCGCCAACCTGGCGGAAAGCGCCTTGAGGTCTTCGCGTAACCGGTGATTTTCGGCGGCGTAACGGGCCGCCGCCGCGCCGTCCGCTGCGGACTTCAGCCATGCCGCGGCGCGATCCCGCCAGGCCCGCCCGTCCGCGATCCGGTCCAAATGGACATCCGCCACTGAGGCCAGGTCATCGACCGAGAGGATATTCAAAAATTCCATTTCCTTGATGAAGCTCGGCGTGGCGAGCGGCCATTTGGCGAGCGGCGTCCCGTTGACGAGGGCGCGCCCCTTGCTTTTCCATTTGCTGTAAGCTTCCTCGAATCGCGCTTTGATCGCGTCATTGACTGGATGCACGGCGACCGAAAGCGCATCCCCTGCGACGTGAATGCGGACCCGCTCCATGTCCTGATAGATTGCGCGACCGGCCTTTTCCGAGGCGCCCGGATCGATCACCGACTCGACAAAGAAGACCGGCGTGATGCCTTTGTTGTGTGGCGCGTAATCGACCCCGCCCCATTCATTGACCGAAGCGAAGGCATCCTGCTGATACATGCGCGCCCTTCGCGGTTAGCTCGTCGCCGTCGAGAAATACGGCCAGCGGAGAAACGCCTCGAGGTAGTTCGGCGCCGCCACCGTCGGCGCGGCGACCGTCACATTGATGTTCGGCGCGCTCGCCGTGGCGTTAGCCGACAGGGTGATCGTGTAGGGTGCCGAATTGCCCTGAATCTTCTGGATGACCGAGCCCGCCGTGAGCCCGGTGCCGGCGACGATCTGATTGGGATAGAACCCAGCGATCGAGGTCACATTGGTCAAGACCGGCGAGCCTGAGGCCGTGGTGACATAGGTCGAGCCGTTGGCGGCGGTGATCGCGACGGCGGTGCCGGTGGCGGTCGCCGGGACGTTCATCGTCACGGTGCCGTTGCCGATGTCTTGGATGACCGCGCCGGTCGGAATGCCGGTGCCGGAGAGGGTCTGGCCGCGGACGAGGAACAGGAACGAGGAGACGTTGGAGAGCGTCGCCGAGCCGGCGACCGTGTTGGCGTTGAACCCATCGGACTGCGCGCAGCTCGCGATCGTCCCGAGCGGCACCTGGTTCGAATGCGTCCCGGCGGCGACGAAGCCGATCCCACCCTTCATCGCGGCATCGACGGAATCGGTCACCGGCTGTGTCGCCTGCGTGGTGATCGTGCCCGTTTTCAAGAGCGAGGTTCCGGCCCGCTGCACCCAGACCCCATAGGTTCCGACTGCTGGCGCGGTAAATGACCAGACGTTGCCGGCCGCCGGCGCGGCGGCGGGATCGCCGACCCGGCCGCCGAGAAAGATCGTTCCGACGCTCATCCCGACCGCATAGGCGCCGGCGATCGCCTGCGTCCCGGTGATCTGCGCCCGATAGGAATTGTCCCAGCAGACCGCGTCGCCCTGATTGACGGTCTGGCCGGCCGCCATGTCGAGATAGAGGAAGGTGAACTCACCTTCCGCGTCGCCCTCGGTGACCACCCCGGGCTTGAACCCCGGAGCCGGGAAGGTGCCGGCCGCCCCATAGGGCCCTTCAGGCAGGTAAATCTTGGGGCCGGCGTATTCATATTGCAGCTGGGCGATGGTCATCAGAAGAGCACTCCCTGCAGGCTGGAGTTTGAGACCGTCATGTTGCCAGCCCACGCATAGAGCCGCACGATCGCATCCTGGTTGACGTTGGCGCGGTCGCCGCCGATCACCTTGAAATTGCGCTCACTCGACGGCCGATAGTAGAGATAGTCGGTATTGACGAAGTACATCGTGTTGACCGGAATCTGCCCGTTCTTGCCGCCGTCGAGGACGACATCGACCGACTTCCCGGCGCCGTAGTATTTGAGGCTCGTGAAGCCGGCGCCGACGTCTTTCTCGTCCCCAATGCCGGTGATCCGCTGGATCGTCTGGAGGGTCGCCAGATAGGCGAGATAGAAATTGTTGTCCGCGACGATGAGGTCGATGCCGTCGGTGTTGCGCTTCAGCGAGACGGTGGTCGAATTCATGTAGCTTTGGATGTTCGATGAGGTCACCGGGCCGCGCGAATCGACCGCCGAATTGACCGCCAGATTCTGCCACCAGAGTTGGGCCGCGCGGTCGATGCCGCCGACCACCCCGGAGGTTGGGGCCTTCGAGATTAAGAGCGCGAGGCCGCCGATCTGCTTGCCGCCGAACCCCGTCCCGTCGGAATAGATCGACGCGGACATTTGATTCCAGAAGGTATCCTCGGCGGTATCGACGCGGGCGCGAACCAGCTCGATCATCGCCTCCTCGCCGGAGTTCTGGATCTCCTCGAGGCCGGAGATCACCACCGCGATCGCCGCCTGCTTGATCGCGTAGCGCGACGCGGTCATCGTGTCGTTGAGTGCGATATTCAGGGGCTCATAGCCGGAGTACCAGAGGAAGGTTTGGTTCTGCGCGTAACGCAATTCCTGCATGATCTCGCGGCCGCCGTGAAACGGCGTTTGGCGGCCGCGCCTCCTCAAAAAATCCAGGAGGGCGTTGTTGTTGGTGATGTTGTCGGCGAGCTTCTTCGAGCGATTCTCGAGCGTCGTGGTGACCACATCGCCCCAATCGACGGAGGTAACTAACGGGGAAGCCATGGCTCAAGCCTTTGCGCGAACGGCAAATTTTCGGGTTGATCGCCGTTGCGGGGGCGAGCCATGCGCGGCCCGAGGGGCTTGAGTCCGCCTCAGGCGGTGCGCCATTGCCGGCCGCGGGCTTGAGTCCGCGCGCGCCGGCTTTCGGGGCTTGGGGGCTTGAGTCGGCCCATGCGCCGATTACGAATGTTATTTTACGATAAAAGGATTATGTCAAGCGTTTCCGCGCTGGATCTTGATCGCCGCCCGGATTTCATCGTCGAGCGAGAGATTGCGCGCTCTCGGCACGTCGCCGACGTGGCTGTTCGCCGGCGCCCCGGTGACCGCCTTCGCGGCGTTCTGCGCGCGGACGGCGGTCGCCGTCGCCGCCCGGTTCGTGCCCGTCCTTGCTTCTTCGAGGAGGATCGCGCGGATGTCCGGGTTGAGCCAGCACGCCGCCTCGTAAGCCGTTTGCAGATCGGCGGCCTTCCCGGCCTGCACCAGGATCGACATGTCCTGGCGCACATTGTCGAAAAACCGATTGGCCGGATTTTGGGCAAATATTTCGATCTGCGAATTGATCTCGCGGGTCTGGAATTCGGTCCGGATCATGTTCGCGGCGTGCGTCGCGATGGCATTCGGGTCATATTGCGGTTGCGGCTGCGGCTGCGGCTGCCCCGACGTCTGGCCCGACGTGCCAGGCGGCGGCAGATAGCGTTGGGCCATCGCGGCGAGCAGCGCCTGCGGCTGGACCCCGAGGCGGCGGCACAGAAATTCGACGCCGCCGACGAAGTCCCGGCGGAGCTCGCTCTCGACCGTCACGTAATCGTTGACGGCGTTTTGCAGGCTCGTCCCGTTGCGTTCGGCTTCCTCGGCGAATTTGGCGAGGCCGCCGTAGCGGGTGAGTCCGGCGTTGACATCGGCCTCCCGCTTGGCGATGTCGGCGCGGACATGCTCAGGGAGGCTGTCCCAGGCCTGTTTGGATGCTACGGAGAAGCCAGCAGGCGGTCGATGTCCTGAAGTATCGCCGCTCTGTCTAGGTTCAGGAATATCTGCTGTTTGCTTAGTTCCGTCTGGCGCCCCTCCAACTCCACCAGTCTGTCCAGCGCCCGTTGCAACGCCTTTTGCCGCGCCTCCTTCGACCCTGGATTTAGCAGAATCAGCCTTGAATTTTCCATCTTCACCACGCTGCCGCTGAGTCTTGACCGCGTCCCTTATATCCGAGGACAGCTGCTCGGCCGGATCGGACGCGGGCTCACTCGCCGGGGCGGGCGCGGCCGGCGGCTCAGTGCCAACGTCTTCGGTGTCGTCAGCCATGGGCGATCTTCTCCAATTCAGGGTCTATACCCAAGGGAGCCGGCTTATATCCCTGCTTAACCTTATGCAGCGCTTCACCAATCTCAGCACTTTGTACTTCGCTCTTAGCGACGTGACCTTTTTCCGCCATTGCTTCCGCCTCATTCCCGACAATCTCACAGCCCGCTGCTCTAATAGCCTTATAGTACTCAGACTTAGAGTCATAGACTTTCCCATCCGCGGGGTTTTGCACATCGTCGAGATGATCGCCGATCACATAGGGGCAAGGCAGCGCCGAGCGCGCCCGTTCGCGGCGGAGCGCGGCGACTTCCGCCCAAGGCCTCAGCGTCCCGTCATGAACGATATATTTGACCATTGCCGCCCCTTCCCATAAATTGCCGCGGCAAGGATAGGGGGCGCCCGACAAGCCGGAACGCATCACCGGTTTCCTTGCGCTCCCTCATATCATGTAGCCCATCGCCATGACGCTGCCTTGATCGGTATTGTCGCCGAAGGCGGCGAGGGTGACCACGATGTCGGTGCCGAGGGCAGAGGCCGGCATCGGATTTCCAAAGACGATCGTCAGGTCCACTCCGGTGGCCGAGGTGGCGCCGGGGATCGCATAACCGAAATTGATCGTGCCGGCTTCGAGGCCAGCGATCGTCAGCGGGATCAAAACCGCGTTTTTCAGGCCGAAGCCGATGACCGAGAGCCCGGTGAGATGGGCGAGCCTCCCAGGCGCGCTGGCGAGCGTCGCCACGCTCGCGGCCGGCTGAGTCACGATGCCGGAGGAGCCCGCAAGGGAAGTCGCGCCGGTCGGAAGCGCCGCCTTAGCCACCGATATGACGTTGATCGGGAAGGCCGGCGAGCCGTCGGGGGAGGCGGGACCGGGTTCCGCGGTATTTTGGTGGACCCCGAGAGACATGGCTTAAAATCCCTGTGCGTTGCCGGGCTCGATCGGCCATTTCGGCATCTGATCGAGCGCCGCCTGCTGCCGGTCGACGGCCATCTTGTCCATGGTCGCGCCGTGTTGCATCAACGCCTCGGCGCCTTTTTGCTGATGGTCGCGGGCATCGGCGGCGATCTTCATCCGCAGCTCGGCGAGCTTGGCTTGGCTCTCGGCGATGATTTGTTGGAGTTTGGCGGCCGCTTCTTGCTGGCCGGTTTGCGAATCCATTTGCGCCTTCGAGATTTCCGCCTGGGTTTTGGCCTGCGCCGCCTGCAATTTCACGTTCTCGGCCTGGACCTTGGGATCGGCGCCCTTTTGCGCCATCGCCTGGCTCATCGCCTGCGGCGACGACAATTTGTCGGCGGTCTCCTCGATCACTTCCTCGAGCTCTCTTCCGACCCGAAACGCCCGGACCCCGAACATCAACAATTGCCCGGCGAGCGGCGCCAGCTCCGGCTTCTGCATGACCATCGGCCCCCATGCCTCGAGGAACTTGGTCATCGATTCGATGAATTGCGTTCTATCCTGCTTTTCCCGGCTCTCGTCGCCGACGATTGTCGAATCGGTCTCGATCTCGATCTTGAATCGCCGCAACAGATTGTTTCTGAGCAGGCCAAACACGTCCTCTTGCGTCGGGGTCTGGCCATGGGGGGGATGTCCGGTCGCCGGCAGCGGGGGCAGCATGGTTAGGGCTCCTTGCTCATCGCGGCAGGCCCCCGATCGCGGGAACCGCGGCCCTCGGCCCCACGGGGGCCGTTCGCGGCGGCGGCACCGGCGGCGCCATGGGCACCGGCGCCCGCTGCGTCGATGTCGGAGCCCCCGGCGCCGGCAGCGGGCTAAACCCCGGCTGCTCGGCCGCCATTTGGACCTGCCGCTGCGCCGCGAGATGGGCGAGCATCAAGGTGAGCCTGGTCGGCAATTTCACGTTGCTCATTTCCATCACCGTCGCGGCCGAGCAATATTGCGCGATGATCTGGCCGACAAGCCTAGCGATGTCGCGGCAAAATCTCGCGATCTCGGTCTGCCGATCCTTGATCCTCGTGCCGCCGTATTGCGCCTTCAATTGCTGCGCCCCTTCGGTTTCTTGCGGATCGGTGGCGCCGCGCATGATATCCGAGATTCCGATGATCTGATAGACGTCCTCGACCAATTGCTGGCGCAGCTTGATGCACCCTTCGAGCACCGAGATCACCTGTTCGACCGGGACCCACACGATCGGCGCCGTCTTGCCGCCGCCGCCTTCCAGAAATTGCGAAAATCCCTGCACCGCGATGAGCTTGTTCTCGAACCCGGGCGACATCGCCTTTTCGATTTCCGGCGAGCCCTCGCCCTGCGGCCCGGCCGGATAGAATCCGACCAGCTTCAAGGCATCCGACAGGCCGCCGATCCGCGCCGTCAATTGATCGATCTCCTCGGCCTGATCCTGGTAGAACACGAAGTCCGGCACCGGCACCAGGCTGTCCGGGCTCAGCGTCCCATAGGCCGGCCGCGGGCATGGGTAAAAGCCGTCGAGCTCGAGGTAAGGCCGCCCGCTTTCCAGGATTTCCGGATAGCCGGGCGACACCCACAGCACCTCGTTTTTCGCCTTGTCCCAGACCTCCCAGACCGCCGCCTTGCGGACCTGACTGGCGCCGGCGGCGGT